ATAGTCACCTCCCCACGCAGCCGGTACTCTGCGCCTGTGGGGAGACGCTCGTGCATATCGCCCCCGGCGGCGCGGCGATCCTGCACGTCTATGAGCGCACGGTGCTACGTCCTCATCCGCTGGAGGATAGTGATCTGCCGCTCGTGTGGCGCTGCCCCCATTGCCAGCAGGAGACGACCATCGGCGCGTAGCATCGTGCGCCTGTCTACCATTTTCTACCAGTTGTGTTGCAAAGTTGAAACAGTTGAGGTACACTACTCGTGGCAGACCAAGTAGCTGGCGGCACCCCGGCGGAGCCGACCACGCAGCCCCAGGCGGGCACATCCTCAGCATCCGCACCCCCGGCGGGCACGGACCAATCGCAGACATCCGCGTCCTCGAACGGCGGCAGCGAGCAGCTCAGCCTCGATGAGGCCAAGAAGCTTCGGCAAGAGCACAACTCCCTACGCAAGCGCGTGGCGGAATACGAGCAAGCCGCACGAGACGCCGAACTCGCCAAGCTCAGCGAGACGGAGCGCATCCAGAAACAGGCCAGCGAGCATCAAGCCCGCGCCCTCGAATTGGAGCTCCGTGTCCAGCAGCAAGAACTCAAGCTGGCCGGCTATGCACTCGCACCGACGCTCGGTATCACCGACATCGGTCTCGCGCTGGCCGCGGTACAGAGCGAGCATGCCCACGAGATCGCCTTCGATGACAAGACCGGCACGCCGACCAATCTGGAGGCGCTGCTGAAAGCTGTCGTCAAGGATCATCCGGGTCTTGCCGCCCAGCAGAGCCAGCAGCAACAGCAACAGTCGCCCATGCAGCCTGGCCAGTATCAGCGGCCCCCCGTACAAAGCGGACCGTCGATGAGTCCAGGCGTGAATGCGGCGCCGGTAACGCAGCCCACGAATCGCCGGCTACGCACCTTCGATGATGTGGAATGGAAACGCTAGGTTAGCCTGACGGGCTCCTAGCGAGAGTGATGAATCGCCTAGGAGTCCACAATGGCAGTGCTTAGCGGCACCATGAATATGGCCCAATGGGCGTTGCTGAGCAACGAGCCATTGGTGGAAGCTGTGACCTTTTCGTTGATCGACAACGGCAGCGTCATGGCGCGCGATATCCCCTTCACCAACAAGCAGAGCCTCGTCGCCAACGGCGTCCGCTTTGAAGGCAACCTCCCGACGGTGAACTGGTCCCCGCTGAACGCGGAAGGCGTGGTCTCGCTTGGCACGCCCAACCCGTACCAGGAAGTCGCGTACATCATCCGCAACTACGTGGACGTTGACAAGAACTACGTGCTGGACCAGAACCAGATCACGGAGCCGCGCGCTATCCAGGCGCAGGCCGTCTTGAAGGCCATCGCGTACGACTTCAACTTCCAGTTCATCAACAACAACCACGTCACCGGCAACCAGAACGCCCCCGTCGGTATCCGCTACCGCATCGACAACCCGTCGACATATGGGGTGCGCACGGCAGCCAAGATCGACGCTGGCGGCACGACCGCTGACCTCTCCCCGGCCGGTATGACCGCCGCGACTGCCAACGCCTTCGTTGAGGCCGTCGACCAGCTCCTCTGGAGCGTGGACGCCCCGAACGGCAATATGGGCGGCATGAACAATCCTTCCGGCCCGAATCCCGGCGCCGTGCTTTACATGAATGACCTCTTGTTGCGCCGCTTCCGGCGCGCGCTCCGCATCATGGGTACCCAGGGCGGTCTCGATCAGACGACAGACCAGTTCCAGCGCTCGATTGAGACCTACAAGGGCTGCCCGATCTACGACATCGGCTACAAGACGGACCAGGCGACGCGCATTATCACGGCCACGGAGACCGCAGCCGGCGTCGATGGCGCCTCCACGTTCACCAGCATGTACGCCGTGAACTACGGGCCGGGACACTTCCAGGGCTGGCAGTTCGGCCCGCTCAACGTGCAGGATATTGGCCTCTTGAACTCTGGCGTCATTTACCGGACGCTGGTGGACTGGGCCGGGGGCCTCATCAACCAGAGCAACCGTTCCATCGGTCGCTTGTACGACATCAAGATTGCCTAATACGGGCGCTTGATGGCGATAGTACGGGGCGCACTCGGATGTGGAGGCGCCCCTGAGGAGAGAGACGATCATGGCAACCGATGCCCTGGTAGCGATTCAGGCCAGCGTCACGAAGACGGCAACGTTCAACGGAGCGACCTTCGACTTCCTGAGTCGGCCTCCGTACCACTTCAATCTCTGGGTGCGCGTGCTCTATAGCGCGGCCACCAACGCCTCGGGCGCGAACAACGTGACGTTCACGGTGGACGGTTCGACGGACAACACCAACTGGAACACCATTGGTGGGGCGCGTGTGGGCGACCAGATCACGCTCTCGACCACGGCGCAGGCGGGGGAAATCTTCATCCCTGTGCAGGGCTTCAACCGCTACATCCGGCTCACGGCCACTGTCTCAGGCGCCGGTTCGACGCCGACGGTGACGTACCAGGGCGACCTGGTGTACGCGGCGCCGGCGTAGGCCAGCCCAGTCCTTGAAGTAGTCCAGCCAATCAGGAGGAGGAACGCGCGATGACAGCACGAGCCACGATGGTGGACCTCATCGCCCGCACACGCCTCCTGATTGGCGACCCTGCCGGTGGCTCGCAGCAGTTCACGGATGACAACATCCAGGACTTCCTCGACGAGACGCGCGACGACGTGCGCTACGAAGTGCTCAAGCCGAAGCCGACATTTACGACCAGCGGCATCCAGTGGAATGACTATTACAGCGAGCACGAACACTGGGAGCAGGGCGAGACGCTCATCTGGAGCAACTTCACCACGCTTACGCCCGTCACGCCGACGATCTCGGACCGCATCATCGGGCACTGGGGCTTCAGCAATCAACTCCCGCCCGTGCTGCTGCAGGGCCAGGCGTATGACCTCTGGAACGTCGCCGCGAACCTGTTGGAGATGCGCGCGGCGGCTCAGGCGTTCAACCTGTTCAACATGACGATCGACGGCCGCAACCTGCAGCTCAATCAGATCGTGCAGAGCTGGCTGACGTTGGCCAAGCAGTACCGTGCGCGGGCACGACCGCGTGTCGTGCAGATTGTGCGCGACGACATCGGCGGCGCGGACATGAGCGAGCGTGTGGCGAAATATGGCCCGGTCTCGGCCGGCGTGCCGTTCCTGACAGGACCGTAGGCTAGACAGCATGCCTGGACCTCTCACGGCGACCCAGCTCGCGTTCTTGCAAAACATGGCCGTCACCTACACGCTGGACCTCAGCGCCAACACGACGCGCAAGAGCGGCACGGCCACCACCACCGACGGGCATCAGGTGCCGAACTGGACAGCGGTGCTGACGGGCGTGGTGTGCGGCATGGGCGACCCAGCGCCTGCGCTCATGCAGCTCTTTCCCGAGGCGTTCATCGGCGCCGAGCGCAAAGTCAAGCTGAGCTTCCCGGTGGGCAGTGATGTCAAGCGCGACGATCGCGTCGCGATTGGCGGGCGCACCTACCGGGTGCAGGCGGATATCGGGCGCGACAGTTTCTCGCTGCTCGGGCAGTTTATTGCGGTGCAGATCAATGAGGCGGTGGACTAATGCCGAGGATCGACCCGCCATGCTCACGCCCATTCACCTACCGTCTGGACGGGGTGGCAGAGCTCTGCTGCCTGGGGGAACAGGGACTGCTCGCACGTGTGCGGGTCTACGACGCGAAGGGCGGCGTAGGGCTGGAATATCACCTCACTGCGCTCTCGATGGACACACTAGCGCTACGGTGGCTGCAAATGCGCGACGCCTATCGCGCCGAGATCAAGGTGGTGGATTAGCTATGGCCAGTCGTGTCGTCGTCGTCTTCGATGACCTGCCGATCGTGGCGGAGCGCCTCCATGCGGCGGCGGCCAAGCTTGTCCGCACGGCGGCGATCAACGTCGAGCATCGCGCCAAAGACTTTGCTACGGCCTCGGTCGATACCGGCGCCAACCGCGCCGCCATCTATACCGTCACGCACACAGAAAGCGGCTATGCCGGCGCGGCCGCCGACGCTGCTTCGCTCAATCCCCACGCTGAGATGCAAAGCGAGGAGCCGCGTCCTGAGAAGGACACGAGCGCCGTCGTGCATGCGGGCATGAACTACGCCATTTACCTGGAATACGGCACCGTCAAGATGGCCGCGCAGCCGTTCATGGCGCCCGCTGCGGCCGCGGAGCAGCCGAACCTGCAGCAGGCGCTACGCAAGCTGGCCGCGGAGTTGAGCGCATGAGCCTGTTGACCAACCGCGTATTCCAACTGATCGACACGACGCTGCGCGGCGACGCAACGCAGATGACGCGGCTCCCGGGCGGGCTCTATCAGACGATGCTGCCGGCGACCGCCGACGCCTCGCAGGTCTACGGCATCTACGCGCAGCAGACGGGATTGCAGGACATCCAGGGCCGCGCGGGGCAGACGGTGATGGGCCGCGGGATGGTGACGGTGCAGGCTATTGGGCCGGCCGACCAATCTCCCGCGATCGTCCTGGCCGCCGATCGGATGGATGCGCTGCTCAACACGCTGTTAGGCGCGGCAGGCGGCGCGACGGTGATCCGCATCGTGCGCAATCACGAGCTGAACTACGACGAGCTGGTGCGAGACACCGGCGTGCTCTACACGCATGCCGGCTACGTGTTCGAGTGGTGGGCGCAGTAGCGCTCTGAGGAGTGTGCAACCATGCCAGAGCGTGCAGGCGTCAATGAACTACTCCAGATGGGACTGGAGACCACCCTGGGCACCGCCGTCGCCGCCAACCGGCAGATGGCCCTGTTCGAGATGGTGGCCACCGGCGAGCTTGACCTGAAGCCGCACGCCGGACAGGGGCGCAAGCAATCCGTCGTGGTGCTGTCGAATAAGGACTTCACGACGGTCAAGTGGTCGACGAAGGGCAACGCCGGCGACGCAGTGAGCTATACCGAGGTCGTGTATCCGCTCGCGGCGCTCTTCGGCCGCCCCACGCCCGGCACCGTGGGCACGAACGGCAAGTCCTGGACGTTTGATGCGCCGCTGCAAGGCAGCCCCGCCAACCCGATTGCCAGCTACTCGGTCGAGCAGGGCCAAGCGGCGCATGCGCACAAGTTCGCGGGCCTGGTGTTCACCGGCATCACCATCAAAGGCACCCGCGACGGGGTGACGGCCACCGGTGACGCCTTCGCGCAGATCCTCAGCACCGGTATCACGATCACGGCGTCCCCTACCAAGTTGCTCCTCGACCCAATCCTCGGCGCGGACTGGACGGTCACCCGTGACCCCACATCGGGCGCACTGGGCACAACGCAGCTCACGCGCGTCTTCGAGTGGGAATATTCGTACACCAACGTATACGCGATGCTGTGGCCCGGCAACAAAGTGGCGAGCCTCAACACCTGGGCGACGCTGGTGGAGCTAGACCCGAAGCACACGGCCAGGATTAAGTTAGAGGCTGACGCTGCCGGTGACACGGGCTTCAGCGACGCGCGTGCCGGCACCACCGAGTTCTACCGCTTCGACTGCCTCGGCGCGCCGCTCCCCGCACCAGATGCCGCCTTCAAGCGTGAGCTGAAGATTGACATCGCCGGCAAGGTGAACGCGGCCATCCCGCTGACCGACGGTGATGACCTCCTGGAAGAGGAGATCATGCTTGAAGTCGTTGAGGACACGACGTGGAATCATGCGGCACTGATCGTCGCCACCAACCTCGTCGCCGCGCTCTAGAGAGAGAACAGAGAATCACATGCCTATTGAAGTATCAGCGATCCGTGATCGCCGCGCCGTCTGCACGGTGGAACTCGGGCCCGGCGCCAGCGTCGTGTGCGAGTACCGCCCGCTGCGCATCGCCGAGCTTATCGAGAGTGGTGGCGTGGACATGGAGCGGCCTGAGACGCTGCAGGAGAGCCGTGAGGCCGTCGCCGCGCAGCTCGTGGGCATCCTCTCGGCCTGGGATGTGACGCGCGAGGGCGAGCCCTTCCCGCTGGAGAGCTACGAGATCGCCGACACGTTCGATATCGGCTTCCTCAACAAATGCATTGCCGCCCTGTTCGAGCACTACGCCCAGGGAAAAGTGACTGGGGAACTCTTGAGCGCGCCTGGTATCGGTACTACCTCACCGAGGGCCGCCGCTCCGAGTTCCCCGGTTGGCGTGGAAAATCGGGTCTCCCGCCGGAATGCGAGCTCGTCGAAGTCGCGATCCAAAGCGGCGTCGAGCCGTGGGCGCTTGCAGAGCATCCCGAATGGTACGACCTCCTCTCAGCCAGGGTATCGGCCCGCAACCGCTGGATGAAGCACGAGCAGGCCAAGCAAGAGCAGCAACAACGGCAGTAGTCGTCGAGTGAGAGCAGTGAGGAGGGAAGCGCGCTATGGATGTCGCCCGCCTCCTCGTGCAGGTGGATGCCAACACGGCGCAGGCTGAGGCCGGCCTGGCGAGCATGAGCGGCAAGTTGGGCGCGGCCGCGCTGGGCGCAGGCGTGCTCGTCGTGGCCGCCGCTGCCGTGGGCGTGGCGAGCGTCAAGATGGCGGGCGACTTCCAGCAGGGCGTGACCCAACTCGTCACGGGCGCGGGCCTGGCCGCCCGAGACATCGGCAAGGTGGGCGATCGCATCAAGACGCTCGCCGTTGACACCGGCACAAGTACCAAGCAACTCATCGCCGGTATGTACATGATCTCGTCCGCGGGCTTCAACACTGCGGACTCGCTCAAGATCCTGCAAGCCGCCGCCGAGGGCGCCAAGGTGGGCAATGCGGATCTGGGCACAGTCGCCGATGCGACCACCACGATCATGCGGGACTATCCCCACGTCATGAATGGCGCAGCGGGTGCCGTCAACTATCTCGTCGCCACCGTGGCGAATGGCAAGACCCACATGCAGGACCTGGCGCAGTCGCTCGCGATGGTGCTGCCCACGGCGTCTGCCGCACGTATTGGGCTCGGTGATGTCATGGGTGCAATGGCCACCATGACCGGCATGGGCGTACCGGCTGCCAACGCGGCGACCTATCTGCGCCAGACGATCCTTTCACTGATCGCCCCGAGCGCGGGAGCGAAGAAAGTCCTGGCGGACATCGGCCTCACCTCGAAGGATGTGGCCAACGCGATGACTGGGCCTGATGGCAGTATGGTCGATGCCCTCCAGTTGATCACCACCAAGCTCGTCCATCTCTACGGGAAGGATACCCCAGCGTACGTCGAAGCGCTGAAGTCCATCGCCGGCGGCAGCAAGACCATGCAGGGCATGCTCGATTTGACCGGCGTTCACTTACAGAGCTTCCACGACAACGTGCTCAAGGTCAGCGGCACAGCCTTCAACGCCGGGCAAACGATCCAGGGCTGGGGCGAGGTGCAGAAGGACTTCAACTTCCAGATGTCGAAGGGGCGCGAGATGCTCGAAACGGCCTTCATCACGCTGGGCCAACACCTCTTGCCCAAGCTCACCGAAGTGGTCAAGTTCATCACCGCGAATGCTGTGCCCGCCATAAAGGGGCTGACGCAATTCTACAAAGAGCACGAGGGACAGATCAAGATCGTGGCGATCCTGCTGGGCGGCGCGCTCGTGGGCGCCTTGGTGGCCGTCGCCGCCGCAGCGTGGAGTGTCGCGGCGGCGAACATTGCGGCGACGTGGGAGTTTCTGGTCGTCGCCGCCGCGATTGCCGGTCTCATCGCTGGTCTGATCTACGCCTACACGCATTGGGGCTGGTTCAAGAAGGGTGTGGACCTCGCCGTCCTGGGGGTGAAGACCTTCGTCGGCGAGCTCGGCGATCTGCTGGGCTTCCTTGGCCGCACGAAAGACATGATAGGCAGTCTGCTTGGCTTGCTCGGCAAGCTGAAGGATGCGGCAGGTGGCGTGTTTGGCAAGGTCGTGGACACCATCACCAGCCACATCCCCGGTGGCCATGCCGAAGGCACGCAGTACACGGCGGGCGGCGCCTTCACGGGTGCGGAGCGCGGGCCCGAACTGCTGCTCACCCCCGGCGTCT